TTACCCACCTGATTTCACAGCTTTACTAAAAGATTCAAGAAGTTTTGCTAAACTATTATTCCCTTTTCTTCTGGTCTTTGCCAAAGCATATCCATATATTTTTGCTGTTTTAGGCAATACTCCCGTCCCATTCAAGAGCGTTGCTATTGCGTTCATTTGGGTGCCAGATGTTACAACGTCATCAATTATTATCACTGCCGTCGTATCCTCGTCGAATCCATCATGATTTTTAAAAATGCCTAAAGTATTTAGATGAGGCCTAACTTCGCGTTTACCTTTAGACATGTGGGCAGGAGTTGTAGGCCAATACCTTTCAACATAGGAGCCATTCTTAAGCGTTACTTTATTATATTCGAGATGAGGAAACCATTTTATCCACCAATAAACCAACATCTCCATTGGTAATGATTTATTACACTCTCTAGGGACAGAAGAAGGGGCAGCCACTAAATAGACTTTACCAGTAATCTTATTTTCTTTTAACCATTTCAAAAAATCCAAACGCGCAAACCATGCAATGTTACGAAAAGCCTTCCCATCAGTAATGGTATTATTATTGTTATAAAATTTAATGGTCTTTTTCTCATCAAGCTCAATATTACTTAATAGCTTTGCTGGTTTAATACTCCGATGAATATCGAACCAAACGTAAGTTTCGCTGCGTGTTTTCAAATCATCAATATCCGGATAATAATCCATCGAGTAACCAATGTCTTTTTCATCCAGTTCATATAGTTCTATATTATCAGAATCAACTGTTAAAAAATGTGGCTTGTAATATGGTATTTCATATTCTAAATCATTTTTTAAGAACTTAGTTATTGCATCAACCATCTCACCAAAATCATTAACAACAAGCGAAGGCAATGAATTATCAATAGCAAATTCCGTGTTGAATTCAGAAAAGCAGGTTAAATATAATGAGGCGGCATGAAGTTTATGTGCCAAGTAAATATCTTTAGGATTATCGCCAACAACCAAAACCTTATTATAAGTAGAAAATAATTCTTCATCCTCAATACATGGTTTATGTAAAGAACCTAAAACCTTAACACTATCGATATTTATATTAAATTTCTTCAGTATTGCCATGCAATAATCTTTGGGAGAATCAGACACAATAAAAACATCTACATCTTTTTTTGAATCAAGATAATTAATGTAATCAGGAAGTTGATTATCAAGTAGTTTAATAGAAAGTAAATCTTTTCTAATTAGGTCTGAAACTACTGCTCTTCCCGCTCGACTTCTTAAGTACACATCACAATCTTTAGTATCGAACAAGGTATTATCAAGATCAAATAATATTGCTTTCATGAACTATCCTCTCTTTTACTTATCCCTAATTAATTTAATCTTATCTTTATATTTTTTAACCCATAAATAATCCTTTTCATATATATTATTTTCAAGGATATAAAGAGGTTTGTTTTGATTTACACAATGCCTTATTGCATGCTGCGTACCACTTTTATCACCTGCACGTGCAACTATTATTCCTTTTTTAGAAAGACTAACAGTAGTTATATTTCTATTTGAAAAAAAGGTTCCAAACGAACGGATACCTATAGGATATTCAGTGACCAACAAATTACTAGATGCTATGTCCGCTTGCAATTGCTTATTTTCCTTAGGATAGGATATATTTAGTGGTGTTCCTAGCACTGCAATAGTTTTCATACCTAACTCTATGGCACACTTATGCCCTAAGGTATCAGATCCTGCTGCCAAACCACTAACAATGACTTCAAATCCAGAATCATAAATACGTTTTATAGCATTCTTTGCACTTTCAATATGTTGCGGATCATCTAATTCACGGGTTCCAACAAACCCAATACTTCTCTCTAATGAGAATATATCTATATCCCCCTGACAATATAGAATTGCTGGTGTTCCTCGTATTTTTTTTAGCGACTCAGGATATAATTTATCATGCATGGTAATACTTTTAAAACTAGTTTTAAATTTTGAAAAAATTCTGTTTAAATAATCTTCAATATCTTGGTGTATAGGAACCATCGAAAAATGATGGTCATAAAGTTTCTCAATCGTTCCAAACTGCTCAAGCAAGTTTTTCAAATCCTCATTTGCTTGAACAGATCCGATAGCAATTTTTTTGCTTAAGACTAACGCTGCATGATACCAAGCAACTTTCATATCATCCGATAGATTAAGATTGTTCATGTTTCTCTCTTGACTGTTCCTTCGAACACAACAATGTCATATAAAACATATCACTTAGTACATTGTGTTACTAGAAGCGTTAATGCAATTTAATCATGCTAAAAAAACAAAATTCCCCATAAAAAACAACAAATTATAGAGAAATCATTTTTAAAGAAAAATAAAAGCGTTCACATAAATTTAATTTTCATCATTTATATCAATTACTTAGACTTGCATTTCACTCCCACAATGACCAACCTACTGAAAAATTCTGAAATTCTTTTCAATCTTTTCAGTTCGTGTTCTCTGTAGAACCACCAGTACTGGCGCTGCCCAAGGGTATGGTTTGTAGAAAAATAAAACTGAAAAATTTAATCGATCCAGAAACCGCAGGCGGGTGCGGTGTAGCGCCGTTTTTGTCTGCGAAAGATTTATTTTGTCAGCGTGTGGCGTCGTCAGCGTAACGTGACAACACAGATCCTTTTGTGGTGTTGCGCGGTAGTTGTCAGATAAAGGAAGCGCTTAGAATGCGTCTGGTGACGCCTGATGAAGGGTGTAAAAAAACCCGCATTATGCGGGCTGAAAAGAGAGAATCAGGCGATGATGTTCTGGTACTTGCTCCGGGTCTGCCCGGCCTTTACTGCCGTCTGGTTGAATGCTCCGGCATTGGTCGGCGTACCAACACTGGGGTGTGAATGGCTCGCGCACTGCTGCGCCAGCTCTGTCAGTAAATCAATGGTGCCCTCGTTGATTTCAACAACGCGCACCCCGTGGTGGTAATCCTGAGCCATAAGGCAGTCTCTCCGGTTGACAGGGATACCTTATGTTCTGGTTGCCAGGCGTGCGGCGCACGTATTTCACGATGTGTCAGTGCTGGTACAATATCGCCACTTTCAACGCGACTGATTTACAGGGAATTTCTTGTAAAGAGTGGAAATGCTAACATCAAAAAGCAATCCAACACGATGACGAGTTTCACCGGCGGCAAGCAACCGTCCGGCCTGCTCCCATTGCTCCGGAGTGAGCTTTGGACGCCTGCCACCGACTCGCCCTTGCGCCCTCGCAGCGGCAAGTCCGGCGCGGGTTCTTTCCACAATTAATTCTCTCTCCATTTCAGCGAGTGCGCCCATCACATGAAAGAAAAAACGCCCCATCGGCGTGCTGGTATCAATAGCATCCGTCAGGCTGCGAAAATTAATGCCCCGTTCGCGCAGCTCCTCTACCTACTGGTTTGTGCAATACGGCATGACCACGCAGCCGTATCAGTTCACGAAAGGCAGTATCTTTCATCTGATGGAACCGGACATCAACCAGGAGATCTACGGCCTGCCCGGTTATCTTTCTGCCATTCCATCCGCCCTGCTCAACGAGTCCGCCACGCTGTTCCGTCGAAAGTATTACATTAACGGCAGTCATGCTGGCTTCATCATGTACATGACCGATGCCGCGCAGAATCAGGAGGATGTGAACAACCTCCGCAACGCAATGAAAAGCGCTAAAGGTCCAGGCAACTTCCGCAACCTGTTTATGTACTCACCTAACGGCAAAAAAGACGGGCTTCAGATCATCCCATTGTCAGAAGTCGCGGCGAAGGATGAATTTCTTAACATCAAGAACGTGAGTCGGGATGACATGATGGCAGCGCACCGCGTGCCGCCGCAAATGATGGGGATTATGCCGAATAATGTTGGGGGGTTTGGGGATGTCGAAAAGGCGAGTCATGTATTTGTTCGTAACGAGTTAATTCCATTACAAAAAAGGCTAATTGAATTAAATGAATGGCTTAATGACGAAATTATTCGTTTTGGCGAATATAAATTAGGCAATACTTGATTAAAGCCTGTTTAAACTGGCTGTCGGAACAGCCAGTTTAAACACCGGCACCAATGAAATCGCCATATGAATCTTCTTCAAGGCTGATGTATTCTACCCTCCATTGATCCATCCGCCTCAATGCATACAGGGAGAAATGAGTATCAGCAACAGCTATGCACGTATTCAATTCTATAAGTTCTGAATGCCCCAAGGTTGGATCACCATAAAACTTATAAAACAAAGCCTTTAGATCAGAACATGTTTGTTCAGCCGCTCTTCTGGCATCGGGGCCACCTTCAGTTGCATCATAAACAACATTGATAGAAAGCTCATATGGTATGCCTTCCTCAAGATCGTTAAATCTTTCTTCGCCCAAATCGAAAAAAACTCCGATCAAATGCTCTGCGTTTGTGGCGATAATGTCCGCAACTTCTTTTTCGAAAATAAACTTTTTATCCTCGTCGTAAGCCCGCAAGCGCTCTTCAAACGAGTTAGGAAACGCTGGACGACCATACTTAGCAGCTAACCATTGCTTAAGAGCTTGTTTCTCTTCTGTGCTAATGGAGAATGCTGGATCGTTTTCCTCACAACAGAAAGCTTCTTTAGGAATGATGACTTTCCTTTCATGCCGGAGCTCTACTGCATTCTTCTTCGCACTTTCTGGATTTTCAAAACATAGATCGAGGATTCTCGGATGCTTAGCTCTTTTCATCCTGCTTGACCCCTTTTTCAAGGGGCCAAACATCAGTTCCACGTTTTTTTCTGAATTACTCTGTAAATCACAATCATGCGTTATAACTACAACTTTATGGTTCGTTTCATCAGGCTGCAGAATTCCAAGTGAAACGGCATCATCATGTTTAAGTACATGCCCCTGACGCCATGATGTTCCTCGTACCAACATAAATGTGATTTATTCCTCTACCGTTCCAGGAATTGAAATAGATGACTTCCAATCATCTGTCGGTTTCGCCTTGCTTGCTAAGTAATTGGCCGATTCAGCAGCAGCATTCATCGCTTTAGCTTCATCAATCAATACCTGAACTGCCCTATTCCAATCCTCACCTTCTTTTACTACGTCCATCAATGACTTACCATTAAATGCTTTCATTTTCACCAATAGCTTCGCATCATGGAGTCCAGCTTTGGAAAAAGAGTCAGCGACATTACTAAGGTTGGTAATGAATTGCACTTTTGAAGCATCATCAGGCTGGTTCTCCCCTGACAACCATTTATAGAGAGCCTGCCGAGTTATCCCCAAATCCTTTGCCAGTTCTGACATTGATGGAGACAGCACTTCTCGAATATTAGCTAAATGTTGGGCAACATTCCTGACATCAACCTCAGGAGAAATTGCAGGCGTGTACGTTGATTCTATGGAATCAAATGCAAACTGAACCCTTGGCTGAACATACTGACGCCATTGCTTATAAGCATTTACAGGGTATGAAGCCCCCGTACCAACTAATAGTAAAGATGCGGCGACAGCAACAACACCTGATACACATGAGCTTGACTGCAAATTTGGAGTATATCGATCTACAGAGCCTATGCTTCCGGTAGAAATTGCATACATTTTAGTCACCTCCGTTGTTTCAGTGCCATTTAGTGCGGGCAAAATCTGAAACCATGCCTTCAAATGCTTCTTTAACTTTACTATGCAACGAAAGAATCTGTTTTTCAATTAACTGCAAATCAGTTGACATGTTGCCTTCAACATAATGATCTGTATCAATTATTGCGTGCATACGATGCTCTGTGTTACTAAATCTCGGCAACGGCAGTAAACCATTAGGAATCATATCTGGCGGAAAACCTAGCTGACCATTCATCTTATGTATTCGTGAAACCATAAATCCATTAGGGATCAATGGCTCAACACATGTCTGATATACGGACTCTTGTATGGACTGTATTGGCGTCCATCCGAAATCAACACCATGAAGTTCCTTTACAAGATACTGCTCAATTGTTTCGCTTTTCTCAGGAAACACAGCATCCAAATATCGAAGCCCAATCCGACTTAACAGCGATGGCTTAGCAAATTCTAGAACTTTGCTCAGACCAAGTATCAATGACGAGATGAAAGATACATGGTTATCATAATATGTTGTATGGAACGTAATGAAATCGTTGCCTAAAACAAAACCAGATCTTCTATCTGCATCAATCATCAACCAACTTGTCACAGGCTCAAATGAATGTACCGGTGGCTCATTGGGGTTTTTTATTTCAAATTTCAACTGAGTTGTATTGGAAACCTCAAATAAAGGAAATCCCTCAACTCTTAGCGCATCTTGTATGTCTGGAACATACTTACTCATTGCAGCTATTGGAGTAAACTTTACTTGTACCAATGCATAGTAAACGGGCGCATTGGACATACGTTCGCTTTTAGTACTCATGCCGCCCTCCTTGAAATTGTTTCATCTCATATCTCTTTATCTTACTAACTGTAGTTTACACATAGGTTGACACTTTCTCCATCATTAAGTTCACTATGACATCAATAGCCAAAACTCTTACGTAATCGCTTCGGCGCGCGCTCGTATCCCCGCCACGCCTGCCCGCTTTATGTAGTGGTTTTCATGCACCTGCATGACATAAGCAAAAGCCCGCCAGTTCTGGCAGGCCTCAGCAAAAACGATCCTCAAACGATCATGCGTTTTCATGCAGCATAGACATGCACAACATGACAATCAATCATGGGTGCTGCTATGACTTCATTTAGAAGCTAGTTGCTTCATCAAAACCTGAAATCACTGTATACGAAATAGACGAGTTATCAGCATTCGTTACCTTAAACTTAGCGCCTTTGTAAGTAATAACATCGCTGATTTTTGAATCTACAGAAAAATCAGTGGTAAATGCTGCACGAGCCATATCGTTTGCGAACTCACGGTAAGTAAACTTCATCACCCCGCCAGCATTACCATTATACTCAATTGTTTTTACAAGAGAATTATCTACTCGACACAGTCCATCAGGTACTCGTTTGATAGATATTTCAGCAGCCGTGTAAGATGTTCCATTTGGTGGTGAGATTTCATTTTTCGCAGAGTTATAGCTTACGTAATCAACATAGCCAGCAACTTGACCATAAATATTTTTTAAAGCCACAGACTGTGGGTTCTGATGATTACGGTATACGCCATTGCCAACATTACAGTAAGTACCCGCAGCAATAGATGACATAGCTCCATTAGCAGCCCCTAGCTCCAAAACATCAGTTTTTATCCCCGTTGCTGACTTGATGATTGGATTTCCCATATATGCCGTAGCTGTCTGCCCTACAGCTGGTTTGATAACCTCCACAGGAGTTCCCACAGGACGAGGTATATTTGGAGCGCAACCAGTCAAAGCCCCAGCAAGAGACATCGATAAAATAATCTTATTGGCTTTCATACATTCCCTATATATTTTTGATTTTACGGTACAACATCTTTGCTGATCATATGGTTATAGAAGGGCTTCATCAACATTTAGGTGAAATGTAAATCTTAAAACATTGGCTGGAATCACTAAACTAGTGCGCCAGCTGTCGTCCCCCAGACCTGCTGCATAATCTCCATCACTCGCTTTTTGTCTTCATCCAGTTTTAACCCACTCAGCTTGACGCCGTTGGCGCTGCCCTTGCGGATACGAATTGCTGTTTTTGGGTACAGAGGGCGCAAATTACGGTAAAGCTCGGTTTCAAGAGCGTCCAGTATGGACTGGCTAATCTTCTGCTCTTTATCGATCATTATTTCAATGCGCATACAGATTCCCTTTAACTGGTTACGTCCATAGACCTGATGTATTCATGGCTGCGAATTTTTGCCATCAGCTCGTCTGTCAGTTCGGATACCCACTGGATAGCCAGCCGCTTCTCTTCGTCGCTGCACTCACTAGCCGCCACAAGCTTGATAAAAAAATCAATGCGCTGGAGCTTCAACGACTCCAAAAGATAGTCCTGCATCTTCCCTCCTTTCACTGCTACGGAACACAATGCTGTATATATAACCACTGTTTATAATTACAAGTATATTAGGAAGCTAGAAATGTAAAACTCTTTTTATCTGTCAATTAGATAGCCCTGACACCGATCAATAACCGCATAAATTATTAACCCGCGTCAGCCGTACCATTGCCGCCATCTATCATCTTCCTGCAACCGCTGGTTACGGTAAAAAATACGCAACCCAGCCCCGGATGGAATACTGCCGCCACGCAGAAGCAAATCAATCTCCGATGCACTACCTTCAAACCCTCTGGCAGTCAGTTCTGCCTTAAGCTGCAGGCGCTGCTGCTCCGAAATATTCTGTTTGTATACTGTTTTCCGCTTCGGTTTTACCAGTCTCAACCTGGCGGTAAGTTCCCGCCGTTCCTTCTGGCCCATATTGTGGAGATAATCCTGCAGTTCCTTCTCATTCATGGTTTTAATATCGGGCAGATCCCCCCCTGATTTGTTCGTATTTTCAACAGGGGGACAGTTATTGCCACGAGTCCAAGGGGCACAAGCGCCCTGGTCGGCTGTCGCCTCCTGAACGTCAACGGCCTTACGAACCTTTTTCCACTTCATCGCGTGCGTGCAAATCTTGCCCTCTATAATCGGGGACCAGATGCCATAGATACGGATACCGTGATCGCCGTAGGCGCTCGGTTCGTCGTTAAGCTCATAAGCCGTACGGACAAGGTGATGTTTGCGGGGAACCAGTACACCGCCCTGCTTCATGATGTAAGTGGCAAAGCAACCCGCATCTGCAGCTGCCAGTACCGCATCCAGACGCGGGTTATCCAGTACCGGTGCACCCGCTTTGCGCTCGCCCTGCACTCTCGCCGCCTGACCAGCCAGCAAGCGCAGCTCACGGTATGCCTGACGCCCCGGAATACCAAAGAAACGGAATTGCTGGACACGGTGCAGTGACGCCCAGGCACAGACATGCTCGGCGCTGTCACGCAATGATCTGCCGGTTTCTTTGCTGATTTCTTTAGCCAGCCCGCGCCCGTCGATGTTCTTACTAATGTATTTGGCGATGTAGCTGGTCGGTGTACCCTTGCGCGGGTTGATTAGCTCGGACTTGAAGCGCGGGCCGGTATTGGTGCCCAGTTCCTCGCGGTCTTCACGGATGGCGAACTTACGCAGCAGCGCGGTGATGGAACGACGGTCTTTTTTGCGCATAAAGCACAGAAGATGCCAGTGCACGGTGCCGTCATGGTGCGGCTCTGCAACGCGGACGCCGTACCAGCGCAACCCGGCCTTGTGCATGGCCTTGCGGAAAGCGGCGAACGTATCAACCAGATAATCACTGCTCTGCCGAACAGTGGCACAGGTCCACTTCGGATTAGGTCTGCCGTTGTTGAGGGTTGCGTGGAAGCGTGACGGGCAGGTGATGGTATAGAACACCGCGCAGTCTCCGCGCATTTCCGCTATCAGTTCCAGCCCCTTAACACAGGCCATCATTTCATTACGGCGGTGTGCCGGGTTGCTGTTGCTGGCGTTCACCACATCTTCCATGTCCAGCGTGTCGCCATCTTCATTGACCAGCTCATGCGAGCGGAAGAACTCCAGCGATTTTCGGCGCTGCTCGCGTTTGTGGATCACAGCTTCATAGCTGACATACGGGGACGCTTTCTTGTTTACCAGGCAGACGGCGCGCAGCTGTTCCTCCCGCCACTCGCAGCGCATCTGCCACAATTTGCGATACCACCAGTCCGCGCACAACATACGCGCCAGCGATGGTGGGATCAGTTCATAAGGCACCGGCTTGCGGCGGTACTTTTTGCGGCGTAGCTTCTCAAACGCTGGCGGGATGACCTCAAGGCGCATGGCTTCTGCAGCAACCCTTTCCCATGCCTGGCGGATTTCTTCTGGTTTTACATCATCGCTGACGAACAGATCACCGCAGGACGCATCGAGACACATGCTCATATGTGCCGCAACCAGCGTGGATAGGCGTTTGACCTGATCCTGATTCATTTCAGGGAGTACCAGCAGCCCCTCCAGCCCGTCGTGGCTCGCCATGAACCGGAAAGACGCAGACACCTGGCTGTCACGCACGCGCTCCAGCCGCTCAAGACACGGCCTGATTGTTTCGCGCAGGTAGCGGAAATAAGCTTTTGCTCTGCCCAGGCTATGGAAATATTTAATCCGTTCAAGTAGTGGCTTGCTGATATGCGCCGGTTGGGCGCCCACATCGGCAATAATGACCAGATCGGGATTAAAACGCTGCTGCTCACGCGCCGTTTTGGCATGGCTAATCAGCCGATCCTGCTCCATTTCACGCTGGACAGGATCACGGGATTCATTGAAGAAATAGCGTTCCCAGACCTCATCGCTCAGCCTCTCACGGCGCAACTGCTCCTGCTCGTTATCCGCAGCGTAAAGAGCGATCAGGTTTGAAAGCGCAGACTCCGGCGCAACTTCCGCCGTGTCCAGATACGGGTTAACCGCTTTTTTTGGGGTATTCCATGGAAAGGCTGCGGCGGCCTCATTCGAGCCGCCGGTGGTTTGTACATAATGTAATGTGATTTTACTCACTGCCACGCCCGCACCTCAGTTTCCACCGAGATATCAGGACCAGACGCCAAATCAACACCAAACCAGCATGCTGATTTTGTGGCGATGATTTCTACTGCAGTTTTACTATCACCGGCAGCCACGCCCATGCTGCGCTTAGAGGTTATACGATGGCGAGTAAAATCACGATAAAGCGAACGGGTCAGAGACGTATCGCTGTTGGACACGATAACCGGATGACCTTCTGATGACCGGTGTTCAAGAATAGACGCCAGATGGAACTGATCATTCTCTGTAAAACCAGCTGTGTGATATCCGTTAAACGTGCCGTCATATGGTGGATCGCAATAGACAACATCACCCGTTTGCAGCAGTGCCAGTGTCTCGTCATAGCTGGCGCAGATAAACGTTGCGCGTTTTGCTTTTTCTGCAAATGCACGTATTTCGTTTTCAGGGAAGTACGGCTTTTTATAATTACCGTAAGGAACATTAAAATAACCGTCCAAGTTATAGCGACACAGTCCGCGATAACCATGGCGATTTAAATATAAGAAATACAATGCCCGTTCAATTGCGCCACCATGGCGCAAGTTAAACTCCTGTCTCGTCTTATAATATGCCTCTGGATCATTACGGGCTTCAAAAAGATATCTGCCCTCTTTGATGAAGTATTCAACATCATTCTTAATCACCTGATAGAGATTAATCAGGTCTGGATTAATATCCGCGACAAGATAATGAGGATAGTCTGTCTCTATCATCACAGCGCATGAACCCGCGAAAGGTTCAACCAGTCGCGGGCCTGCTGGGAGGTGTTTTTTCAGTTCTGCCATGATGGCGGTTTTATTACCCGCCCATTTCAGGATGGTGCTCATACAGCACCTCCGTTGTAGTGTTTGCCTTTCAGCTCTGCGATTTCCTGACAGGTGATGCAGCACTGCACGCCCGGAATGGCGCGGCGGCGTGCTGGCGGGATCGGTGCATCGCAATCAATGCAGAGAACACGGGAAACGCCCGGCGTTTTATTGCGGGCGGTATGGATGTGGCGCTGGCGTTCTTCTTCAACGCGCTGCTGTACGAGGTCCATTGAATCAGCCATCAGTGGATCTCCTGCGCTTCGTTCTGAATCTTCACCGCTTCTTGACGCAGCAGCTCAGCCCCTTCCGTGTGGTTAAGCTGACGTGACACGATATGGGCAGCCAAAGAGTCCAGACGTGCTGCCATCAAATCAGCGCGTCCACGGCGTTCTTCCATGCGCGCATCAGTCAGCAACTGATTAAGGCCAGCATCATCTGGTCCGGTTTTAGTGATACGGGTTTCAATATTTCGCATTGTTGTTTCTCCTGAATTTGGGCAATAAGAAGCCCGGCGGGTTTACGCCATTAATTTCTGTTGCGGGTTAATTCGGCATGGTTAGCCGTTTTGGAAATAAGCTCACCACTGCACGAAAATGATTCATTGCTTTAATCAGTTCCCGCTTTTCGTCAGTAGTCAGATCACTAATATTGACGCTATGACGTTCTGCTGGAATCTTTGCCATATAGAATATGGCTGCCAGTGCCCTCTCATTTTGTTTATTGTTAACATCCCTTTGGTCGCGCATATCTTCAATGAACCTTTCAAGCTCCGACTCAATATTCAGGCCGAACACTTTTGCGCGTAATTCAGCAATATGATTCAACCCATCCAGGCGTTTGCCGGGGCTTAATGGAACTGTCGCCACCGGGCCATCAATAGCCATTCCCCCTCCTATCTCGTCGTACATATACCTATTTGAAGTTGTGCCGGGAATTTTTTCACACGCCCGGCGCGTGCCTTAGTGGTAGACTATTTGCGCCAACAATCACCTACCCCTCGAAGGAGAAACCTGATGTCAGACTCTGACAACTTCCATGTATTGCCTCGTCCTGCCCCTGCACCTAAGCCAGAACCGGGGCAAGATAAAAAATAGGAATCCGGCATGACTAAACAAAGCTCCGAATATTTCCAGTTGCATTACTGCTATTACCTTGAGCTTATGACAGCGACACTTCACGGTAGGGCTGACAAATTGATGACTGCTATTCAGATTATTAGCGGTACTGCTGTCATAGCCGATACCGGGCTGGAATGGGTATTCGCTTTGCCCGTTGTTGTAATCGCAACAATTCAACTTGTGTGGCAACCCGCAATTATTTCCGAGCGTGCTAGCGTACAAAGCCGTCAGTACGGTGAATTGCTTTATGCTGGGGATGAATTGACCCCGGAGCTGATTGCACAAAAATTGAAAACACTGCATCACTCTGATTCCGCACCTTTCGGTTCTTTGTTAAATCCAGCCTACAAAAGAGCAGCTATTGCATGTGGTCGGTCTGACGACACTAAGCTCAGCTTCCAGGAAAAGCTTTTCGCCTGGTTTGCAGGATGCCTGCCACGTTAAAACTTAGACGTTGTAGCAATCTCTTTTTACCTATTCCCCGGACAGCCTGCTGCCGGGGAGACAGTTCAATACATGGATGCCACTTTTTTCCGCAAGGTAAATAAATCCAGCCGTGACCGTAGTGCATTGCTGGGCTTTGCTTAACGAGAAGTGATGCAAAAGATGGTTCTCTAGTCAGCATAGCCACCTCAGATCAGACCGAATGAAGCGCCGAGGCCCGTCACGCTATCCACCGCGCTTGCCATCGCCGGGTTAGCCTGCAAACGTGCCTGTATGGAAACGGCAGCCTGTGCCATTAGGCGAGTAACAGAGTTGATGCTACTGATAACATCGCGGCGGCCTGCAGTAGTTTTCACATCACCCGATACTGCGCCTGCAGCTACACGCCCAATCTCCGCAGTTGCACTCATGACGTAATGCGGCAGTTTCTCTTTTGCCACCTCATTAATTGGTACACATGGCAGGCAGTGAATCTGTGCCAGAAAGCCATCTACCAGCGTTGAATCTTCAGTTAGATCGGTAAGCAGCCAGATTTCTGGTGCGGTGAGCTGATGCGGTTGATCTGGGTTGAGTTTGTTTCGCAGTGTCTGAACATTCATTCCTGCACGTTCTGCCAGCTTCGCCATATTGTGACGTAGTGCAAAAGCTCTACAGGCTTCATCAAAATGCGGATGTTTGGAAATCTTGTAATCAAACATGCTGCCCCCTTAGAAAGTTCCCATAATTGAACTTACTTACCAACAATGACGCGGAAGTTGGAATGTCCGAGGGATTCGCGGACCTGATCGGTTTTGTACATCAGATAACGCAGGCTTACACGACCTTTGTTTTTTTCTTTCTTGACCATGTACTTAGCAAGTTGACCATGGTGAATTTTTTGGTAAACAGAGCCGCGGGAAATACCTTCCCATTCCGCGAACTCTGCAGGCGTAGCCATCTCTTTTGGTACACGAATTGAAATATCAGTACTCATAGTGCAGTATCTCTTGGTTTGGTTTCGTTTTATCTTGTTTTATGTGGTTTGGTTTTGCTTTTCAAACCATGAATGGATGTTAAGATCACTTTTTATATGCGTCAAGAGGTTTGATTATGAGTTTAATCAAGGCGGGGAATGATAGTGGTGGGCGCGATGCGATTAACAGGCTTATTAAGGCTTACAACTTCAGCTCACGACAGCAGCTCTGCGAACATCTGGAAGTATCAAAAAGCACTATGGCTAACAGATACTTAAGGGATAGCTTTCCTGCCGAATGGGTAATTCAATGCGCCCTTGAAACAGGAGTTTCTCTTCTATGGCTGGCTACTGGTCAAGGAGATATGTATGCGTGTGAGAACGAAGAAAAAAATCTCAAAAATGAACCTCCTGTCACTGTAAGACCACTTTCTAAGATCGTTGCTCCTAGCATCAAACGTGTTGAACTGAAGAACGGCGAACTGCAGCCAAGTGATGAAATTCTTCTTGATAGCAGCCTACTAGATGGTGACTCATCCAACGCTTTATTTGTTAAAACAGCTAATGATAGCTTTGTAGTGGATACGTCTGTTAAACAAGTCAGTAATGGCTTCTGGTTAGTCGATATGGACGGAGTTAAAAGCATCGTCAAAATTGCGCGCATACCCGGAAACAAAATAGTAGTTAACCAAGATGACACTTCATTTGAATGTTCTGTAGATGATGTGGAAGTCGTAGGACGTGCAGTCAAAGTAATCAAAAACCTCTAACTTATGACCATCAGAAAACAGCCAAACGGTAAATGGTTGTGCGAGTGCTATCCCAATGGACGCAATGGCAAGCGCGTGCGTAAGCAATTTGCCACGAAAGGCGAAGCCATAGCATTTGAAAACTTCACCATGGACGAAGTAAACAAAAAGCCATGGCTTGGTGAGAAGGAAGATCGGCGGCGATTATCAGAAGTGATTGAGCAGTGGTATTCCCTATATGGTCAAACACTCGCAGACCCCAAACGCCTGATGGCGAAACTTAGAATTATCTGTAATGGTCTAGGCGATCCCATCGCCTCTGAGCTGACAGCAGGTGATTTCACAAAATATCGGGAAGCCAGATTAAAGGGGGAGGTCCAAAATGAAGACGGCTCGTTCATGTCACCCGTTAAACCTCGCACAGTTAATCTTGAGCAGCGTAACCTGTCATCGGTGTTCGGTACATTGAAAAAGCTAGGGCACTGGTCCGCACCAAACCCGCTGGCAGGGCTTCCAACCTTCAAAATTGCTGAAGGTGAATTGGCTTTTCTTTCCACGGACGAAATCAAACGCCTGCTTAATGCCTGCGCCGAATCTCAAAACACCAGTCTACTAATGATTGCAAAAATATGCCTGGCTACTGGTGCGCGATGGAGTGAAGCAGAAAACCTGCAGGGCCATCAGTTATCAAAATACCGGATCACCTATACCAAGACAAAAGGTAAGAAAAATCGTACCGTGCCGATATCTCAAAATCTGTATGATGAACTCCCCAAGAACAGAGGGAAACTATTCACACCGTGCAGAAAAGCCTTTGAACGAGCAGTAAAGCGAGCAGGCATCGAGCTACCAGAGGGCCAATACACCCACGTGCTGCGTCATACATTCGCCAGTCATTTTATGATGAATGGCGGGAATATTCTGGTTCTGCGCGATATTCTTGGTCACTCAGATATTAAAATGACAATGGTTTACGCTCATTTCGCCCCAGAACATCTTGAAGATGCTGTGACCAAAAATCCTCTGCACAATTTATAATGGTGAATAATCGTGATTAAAAATATAGAAATTCAATCAGATGCTGTTGCTAAATTGAGAATGGACTCTATTCGTTCAGAAATTCAAAGTTATAACCCAGAATTATTCATTGAATTCTGCATGCAATATAACCTACAAAAATTTGATGATAATTTACACATGCTGCGTCATATGCCGTGGATAGTAAACTTATGTTTAAAATGGTCAGCATCTGTAATAGGCAAGAATAGAAAGTTCAAAACCCTTACAAAAAATCAAGCCATCAACCTATTTCAAAAAGCCTATGAAACTTTAAGCATCATCCCCATTGGTCTTGAAAAGAAAAACGGAGTGCATTTTTTTCTAAGAAATAATTTATACCAGCAAGGTATTTATCAAAAAATTGACGCAATAAACTCCATAAGCAGACAGGTATTTTTATTCTCACAACTCGAAAACACTCATAAAATAAAGACATCGTTTTTCAAGTTAACAAACATTTCAATTGATGATTTTTTAAAACTATCTTACGTTTTAATATCACTAATAACAACGGAACATCCCGTAAGAAAAATAAATGTTAATAGTTTCAGTATATTATTCCCTATTTTACCCAAAGATACCGTAGAGAAATTTCTCGATGCTATCTCAATAAATTACAGTGAGTTATCAAAATTTTCAAAATCCAAGACATTTGAAAAGCCTTTGTTAGAATACTATTCATCTTCACCGTACTTAGAAAATCCTTTAATCAAAAAAGATTCTGATTATTTCCAGATACATGCACAACTAACATCAAGAAGCATACAAACATTTATATATGACCTTTTAAGAAGAACTGACGCCGAAAAATTCATGGACAGTTTTGGAACTGTATTCGAAAGAGCATTAGGAAAAATTATTCAAGAGAGTAACATTCCTGTTATCACAGAGGATTGTCTTAAAGAAAAGTTACCCAAAGATAATAAAGTAGTTGACTTTTTGTTTCCACACGCGAATGCAAATATATTCATTGATGCCAAGGGGGTTGAAATACATCAGAAAGGCATGGTTACTTTACGGCCAGAGGATATTGAAGGAAAAATAAAAAAGTCTGTTTTAAAAGCTATCGAGCAAGCTCATGAAGTTAACAGAGAAATTTACTTAGACGATAAAGCAACAATAACCCCATTCAGGAAAGAATCTTTTGTGATATGCATTACATATAAAAACTTATTCTTAGGTAATGGTACATTCCTTGCCAGCACGTATGCAGAAACTGAGATGCTAAAGATATATGATAAATTCAATACTGACTACCATATACCTAAAGAAAATATATTTTGCTTAGCTTTTGATGAATTTGAGTACCTTGTTGCATCCTGCAAAAATGCACATGTGCCCCCTCATATGGTTCTGCAATACGCAGTTGAAAAGAACAAAGAACCATCCAGTGCAGCTTTTCTTTTTTCCCAACATATAGAAAGCTATTTTGATAGAGTTATTAATTCTGATGTAGTAAATGAGATGGGAATAAAAATGGTTGACTCAGTTCTGGAAAAAATTTCCCAAAATGAAAACTAACAATCAAATACAGTGGCGGCACTTTGGCGGCAGAGCATTAAAAATGCATAAAACGGACAAACATCAAATAACACTAACACACTGTTTTTAAACGCAAATGACTGTTTTTATTATGCTAAAAATGGTATGTAGGAATTTCGGACGCGGGTTCAACTCCCGCCAGCTCCACCAATTTTTGATATATTGAAGTTCAGTGAAGTCTATCAAGCCCGCATGGAACCAGCCTTGCGGGCTTTTTTACGTCTATAGTAGTCTACCAAGAATTGCTAGAATCTACTCGTTATGGCACCCTTTTTGGGACCCAACACAAAGGGTCCAAAACATGAGGGTCCCAAACATGGCAAAAATCGCTAAGAAGCTCACTGACACTGAAATCAAAAGCACCAAACCTGCCGAGAAAGAGGTTAACCTTTTTGACGGCGATGGTTTGCTCCTGCGAATCGCCCCCTTGGCGAAGGGAGGAAAGAAAAATTGGTATTTCAGATATGCAGTGCCTGTGACCAAAAAGCGAACTAAGGTGAGCTTAGGAACCTATCCTCACCTTACACTTGCGAAGGCACGAGCTTTACGTGATGAGTATTTGTCGTTGCTTGCAAATGGTATAGACCCACAAGTTCATAACACCCACAAAGCCAATGCCCTTAAGGATGCCACGGAACATACATTTCAAGCAGTAGCCAAGAAGTGGCTTGATGAGAAAGTCAAAACGTCAGGCATCTCCCAGGATCATGCTAACGACATCTGGCGAAGCCTAGAGAGAAATATCTTTCCAACGTTGGGTGATACCCCCATTAAGGAGATTCGCCCTAAAATGCTTAAACAGCATTTAGAACCTATAGAAAAACGAGGTGTGCTTGAAACACTTCGCCGCATCATATCCCGCCTGAATGAAATTTTCCGCTATGCAGCAACAGAAGAACTCATAGAATTCAATCCGGCTGACAACCTGGGGCAACGGTTCAGCAAGCCAAAAAAACAGAATATGCCAGCATTACCCCCTTCCGAACTCCCCCGCTTCCTGGTTGCTCTAAACAATGCTTCTGTCCGTTTAGAAACAAGGCTACTGATTGAGTGGCAACTTCTCACATGGGTTCGCCCTGGTGAAGCTGTTCGCACAAGATGGTCAGATATTGATATAGAAACCGGCATGTGGAACATCCCGGCGGAGTTTATGAAAATGAAGAAACCTCACAAAGTTCCACTGAGCAAAGAAGCTTTGCGAGTCTTGGATTCAATGAAAGCCATCAGCGGGCATAGAGAGTGGGTTTTTCCCAGTAGTATCAAAGCTCCACTCAATCACATGCATGAACAAACAGCTAATGCGGCTATAATCCGTATGGGCTTCGGAGGTGAGCTTGTAGCTCATGGTATGCGATCAATCGCCAGGAACGGCTGCTGA